ACTATTCGCTAGTGATGTCAGGCGCCTCACGCCTGTCGAATGCGAAAGGTTACAGGGATTCCCTGATAACTGGACTGAAGGTCAAGCAGACTCACATAGATATAAGCAGATGGGAAACGCCGTAGCCGTTCCTGTGGTTGAATGGATCATTCAGAACATCTGTGATACTCTTTGAGAGCATTGCCCTCCTAATAGAACAGCCTCACCGGAGTTTCTACCTCTTTCGCCGGTGAGGTTGTTTTTATTTCTTACGCAGCCAGTATTGCTGGTTAACAATGAGAGTATCGAACTCTCCCTCGTGCCGGTCTAAGAACATATGAATGCCAATCTTGGGTGCGTGGATCTCCACGCCATCAGGGTGTTGCCATTCATAGTCATCAATAGCCATCAACCCACCGGATTTGAGCAGTGGCCACGATAGTTCGGAGTCCAGGAAAGCAGACGCACTTGTATGGTGTGCGTCCACATAAATAAAGTCATAGGCAGAGGCACGCATAAATGCGTTATCGTGATCTAGTAAATAGTCAGAGGTACTGCAACGATGAACCATAATAGACATATCTTCAGTCTTGGCTTTGTATGTGGCATAGACATCTTCAAAGTCCATCTGTGTTTGGATCGGTTCGTTAGGTGCACCGGCCCACGTATCAACATCATCAAGCCAACTGTGTCTGCCAGTCAGTACGTTGTTGCATAGCCATACGCTAGCGTCACCAGTAAAGCAACCAAGCTGTAAGAAACGTAGCCACTCTTTGCCTGCTAGTGGCAACAGGAACTGCTCGAAGTTGTGCTGGGCTATCTGCTTAAACCAATTAGGATACTCTGTCATATCAACCTCCAGTTGAATAAAAACCTTTTGCATTAAAGACCACAGTAGGGGCAGACCACTTGCGTTGGAACTGGGTGTGGCAGTTGTCGCAGATATAAGTTTCTTCTGGATCATTGATACCACGTGAGATGGTGCGTACATCACCGCACCCTGGGCACTCGTAGTCATAGGTCATTAGGAAACTCCTTTTCAATAGCCTGAATAGTGGGGCACGGATAGTATTCAGACCCTTGACCACACTCCGAACACCTTAAGTCTGACCCATCTATGTCGTTTGAATTGTCATATGGTTTATGCAATTCCACTACTGCACGTACAGCGTTAGAAAACTTTGGTTTGACATCACGAAAACCTACTTGCCATTCAGTCTCTAATTCAATTTCTTCAACCAATTCATCATAGGTCATAGCTTTACTCCCTCGCTGATGTCGAGATAACCTACTAACTTATTAACCTTGTATCGGTTGGAAAACTCTGATGTTGCTGGCATACGTTGTGTCACCCAGTTAGGTTCGGGTACATCCATAAGATCGAATGAGTAGATACCTTCGGGCGTGCTGTTGATGTAGTACGGAGTCAGGTCACGCTCAGCGGCCTGAGTGATGAGCTTCTTGTACTTCATCTCTTCTATAAGTAGCGTAGAATAATGGGTATAGCGACACTTGAGTTCGATGTAGTGACCAGCCTTGAGACTGATACAGTCAAAGGCATCATAGATACCAGGTGACTTCTCTAAATCAGGGTATAAAGTTTCTTTAAGTTTGTCGAAGAGATCTTGTTCTTTCAATTCCAAGGACTCCCGCCACCCAACAAATCAATCAACGCACGTAGTGCGTGAGTTGTCCTGCGATCAGCGGTAGTCGGGTGACACTTGAGTACCCCACCAATTTGAGCAAGGGTCATCTGTTCGTGGTAACGCAGAGTAAGTATCTGCTTATCTTCTGCGTTTAACTTTTCAAACTTATTCTTAATATCCATAAGGGTAGCAAGCAAGGCTCCGCCTTCTGCTGGGCTACTAGCACCCTTGGGTTGACCATCCAAGATCATCTCTTGTGCTGGTTCTAGTACAGTCCCATCTAAGATAGATGCAATAACAAACGGCAACAACTTAGCAAGTGTTGCACTCTGGTAAAACATCTCGTCATTAGTCTGGTACCCACTGCGTGCTGCCTTCTCCTTGCGTGCATATCGTTCAGCGTGACGCATCATCTGCCACGCCAACTTCTGTTCGTTATGCTTACGCTGTTCTAGGTCTGGCTCACCGAGTTGTTCTTCAACCCACTTCTGTCTAGTCATAGCCCAGATCAAACACTCTTGCTTCACATCATCTCTATCAACCCACTTACCAAAGCGGTTGACAATAGACCTAGCAACTGATGGTGCTAAGTCTATGATGAATGGATTAATATCAGTCATTAGGCCATTTATTATCTAACACCATCAGAGCAATAGCTGAATAGTTAAGTAGGTCTAGGAAAGAATCACGAAGGCTTTCGTTCTCAGGTGTAGCACCGCTATCAATAAGGTGATTGATGCGTGCTGTCTTGTCGTGCATACGTACACGCAGTCCGTTGAGTGGACCACCAGGTGATCGAGAGATATTAGTTGGGCCGTAGTCTCTATGCTTACTTAACAGTACGTTACCTGCTGAGTCGAAGACTTCCCACATATCAGCAGCGAACTGGTTTACCTTGTTCTCGTTGGACATATTAGTAACGTCTCCTTTTCGTAGTCGATCTGCAAGATGTGAAAGCCCATAGTGTGCAAAATCTGTACCATCTGCGACCATTCGCTTCTATCCAACCTGCTCACCTACTAGCAAGGCTTTGGTTGCATCTGCACCGTGAGCCAAGTAGTAGTCGTTAATGTCCATCCCTGGTGGTAATTGTACTATTTGACTGTTTAATACCTCGGTGGCGACACGCTTAGCAAACTCAGCACCTGGGTTACTGCCGTCATCTTTGACATCGTTATCACCTACCACGTAGACAGTGTCATAACCATTAAAGAGCTTGGCAAAGTGTGGCTTCCAAGCCTGTACCCCAGGTACACCAACGGCTGGTATACCTAGGACACCGCTTGTAACAACAGTATCTAACTCACCTTCACACACCACGATATGTGGTGATTGAACAAGCACATCAGTTACGTTATACAGGTGTGCCTTCTGACCTAATGGACTGCCATACTTAGGCTTACCATCATCTAATCTGCGGAACTTAAAGCCTACGCAATGGTTCATCGCCGTGATGTACGGGATACTTATCCATCCCTCGTACATCTCGTGACCGTTAATCGGATCAGTGATAGTACCGAGCTGAAACCTAGCGGCTACGGACTCAGAGATCCCACGTTCGGCTAGCGCGACGAGTGCCTCTGGACTTATTTCCTGGGCGTATCGCTGCGCCGCTTCCATTAGCAATTTCGATTGCGCGTTTGAGGCCATCGTTAAACTCCAAGTTCTCTAATATGCAGACAAGGTTGGCCGCATTACCACCCTTACCGCAGGTGTGGCAGTAGTACAAGTTATCGTACGTATTAATGACAGCTGACCTACGGCTGTCACTGTGTAAGCAACACCTTACTGATGCTGACTTACCTTCTCTTACTTCACCGCCAAAGAATCTGACGATGGCATCTATTGGGATGTCGTTTGCGTCTACTTTCCCTTTAAACTTTCCCGTCTTACGTATCCTGGACCAGTCTTGTGCTGGCATACGCACCCCTCGCATTGTTCGTGATGTGCTTCGCTGAGCTTAATTTGATTCAAGCGATTGTATTCGCCTGCATCTATACAAGGTTGACAGATCATCCTTCGTACCACTGCTCTTCTTCCATAGCGTAAACAATCGCTTTGGCAGCCTTGATTCGTTCATCTATTTCAGCTCTGTGCTTAGGGCTGATGTAGTAAAAGCTAATATCAAAGAAGATAAGTGACAACTGAAAGCCACGTCTGTGTAGCGTAAAGCCTACTGATACTGCTGTGAAGTACGAGTCAATATCAATATCAATCCTCTTGAATAGTGTCAGGCTCACCTGGTAACTCCTCTTCGATAATCTCTACTAAGCGCTCATCGTCTTCAACTGTAGACAACGCTTCAGCAAGTTCTACTGATTCTAATGGATCTACTGGACCCTCCGATGTACTGATTACTCCGTGTGGTACTGGCATTATTCTTTCTCCTTTATCCATTGTTCGAGTGAGCAGATTACCCACGCTTTTCCTATGCTGGAGTTGCGACGCTTAACTATGACATAAGCAGGTGGCACTTCTCCTATACCACGAGCCTTAGCATAGTTATGCGCCTCAACCTCAGCCTCAGCCCAGAACTCTGGTAAGTTCAAGGACTTTCTGTTTTTTAACTCTAGTATGTAGGTCTTCCCCGCGACCATTACAACTAGGTCCCCTTCATCCTTGCTTCCGGCTTTAGTCAGGCGTTCCGCCAGGACACCTGGTATGCCTCGCAAGAATTTCATTACGTCAGTCTCAAAGACTGCGCCCTTTACTCGATCATACTTACTTGCCATCTTTACCTGTATCGTAGACGGCGTTGCCATCTTCATCTACGGTAATCTTAAATACTTTAAGTTCAATCAAGGCCATCACCATATTACGCATATCGTTCTCTAGCTGATTGACACGTTTCTTTAGGTATTGGATCTCTGTGTTAGCCATTGTCATCCTCCATTAAGTACTGGGCATACTGTCTAAATAGTTCGCACGCTGTAATGCCACGGTTACGTGCCTCTTGATGGATAGCATCACGCTCTGCTTTAGATAGACGTACCTGAAAGGTAGTGCGCTTATCTTCTTTGTAACGTGCAGTCCACTTGTTTACTGTTTCTGTGCTCACGCATCTACCTCATTTCCGTATTCGTCTACCACATAGTTGCCTGTGTACCCATACCTTGCATCCCTCTGAAGCATTGCACCAAAGGCATTGCGGTCAGTGATCTGACACGCACCATAGTTTACATTCAACGCTGCATAATCTGAAGCATCTGCTGTGTGTGGACCAAAGCGGTTCTTAACAGCGGCTATATTCAGTTCTGCATTGTTTGGATCGTAACCCAGTGTAAGGATCAGTGCTGGTAGCTGGCTGACCTTACCGTGGATAGCACGTCTGGCTGGTGGTCTAGTAGGTGACCCATACTCTGACTGCTCAGAGACGTGGTGTAGTACTAGTACGCACGCTTCAGTCTTACGTGCCATATCGTGAAGTTCCATCATAATCGCACGCAGGCCTGCCCATTCGTTATCAGTCTCTGCTGCTACGTTCATTAAGTTATCTATTACAATTAACTCAGGTGCCTCACCGTAAAGTTCTACGTAGGCTTTGATCTCTAGTTCAATATCATCTAGTGATGGCGATGAATCAAAGACCCATTTGATGTGCTTCAGTTTGTCAAAGTGCTTGTCGTAATAGTGACTATCGGCAGATAGGTTCTGTTCAACTGTTAACTGATTATGACCAGATGAATGTGCTGCTGCACGCATCATCACAGTTGTAGTATCAGTATCAGCTGAGAAGAATAAAGTCGGTACATTTGCCTTGATTGAATAGATCAATGCAAACATAGACTTACCAGCGTTAGGTGCGGCCGCAACCATACAGACCTGTCCCCTTCGGAACTTAATCTGCTTGGCTGCTAGCCCTTCCCAAACATCAGGTAGAGGTGTGGCCTTGGTGAGGACTGTGCCCCACGCCCGTTGCAAAGTTAACAATGCCCACCTCCTCTACTATTATGTTGAGTCTTCTACGGATAGGGCGTCGTGCAGCTTCGGTTAAGCCTCCCCATATTCCGTGATGCTCGTGCTTTAACCCCCACTGTTGACATTCAATCTTATGAATGCAACTACCACATACACTTACAGCTATCTTGACTTCCTCAGATTGACCATTAAAGGTTCTTGCAGAACCTCTACCGCTTTCTCTGTCAGGAAACCAAAAGTCTCCGCCTACTGAAGCGCAGCTTGGGTCTTCATACTCCCAAGGACCGCGCACTTAATTAACGGATCCAGATAGGTTCGCACTTATCAGCAGCACCCTTTGGTGCTGGACACATCCAAGCCTTCCAAGGCTTACCCTGTGCGTTGGTTCCATCCTTGTAGACCATTGCACCGTGACGGCAAGCATTGCCACCCTGTGCTGGCGCTGACTCTGCTACTGGTGTAGCACCAGGAAATGCGTTAGTGATAGCAGCGCTTGCAGATGCTAACGCTGATCCACCAAGGTCTACCCCTGTTGACTTGATAAGGCTTGCGACCATACCAAGATCTACAAGGCCAGTCTCTAGTTCCTTGACATCTGTTGCATAAAGATTGATGAGTGTTCCATCAGCTAACTTGTAGTTAATCTGAAACTTTGTTGTATCCGGTGCAGCCATTTACTTTCCTCCATTAGTTTTTATTGTGAGTCTTACTGATTCGTTACCGACAACCTTCGGTATAAACCCTAGAAGTTTCTCAACTTCTTTACTGTCTACTGTCTCACGACCTTTAACAGTTGTCCAACTGATTTCAATACCGCTACGAGTAGTACCAGTATTGCCTTCTAGCGAAGCCTTGAAGGAATCCCGTTCCTTCTCCAGCTCTTTAATCTTTGCATCTAACTGTAGATAGTGCAACGCATTCTTGTCAACTTCTTCGTCCTCAATCACTACTTCACTAAGGACGATACGTTCTTTTTTTAAGCCACCGCAACCCATCATCTCACTAGCATCGTAGTATTGGCAATAGTCTTTACAGAATGACTGATCCTTTTCAGGTTCAGGCAACGTCGCTGATGTCTTGACTTCATTCAACCAAGCAAATGCTTCTAGTGCAATAGCTTCATCGTATGCCTCGGTATGTACCTTGACATCTTTCTCAGATCCATCACGAGCAATGGCTACCAGGTTAACTGTCTTAACTTCATAACCATTCTTAGATAGCAGATAGCCATAGACCTGCACCTGCCAACGCTGTTGCTTTGATGGGAAGTAAGAAAGGTTCTTCACCTTGCTTGTCTTCCAGTCAATGACAGCGCCAGTACTAGGTACGAACAAGTCAACGTGTGCTTTCATATCACCGAAGGCAACCTCGGTTTCAACCAAGTACTCCTTACCTTCAGGATCAACGTGGCCAATAGCATCTTCGATTGCTGCGTGGATAGCGGTACCCATAATGGCTGCAAGCTTGGACTGATTCTCATTAGTCTCAGGTTGTGCATTCAAGCGGTACCAAACCTTGCGACGGCAACCACCAATCTCTGATGGTCCTACCTGTGTTTGTTTACTACGGTCACGACTTGCATCTTTGTTATGCAGTACGTGCAGTAGTAATTCTTTCGGATCTTCTATCGCCACTTGCGTTCATCTTTCCACTGTAGGAATGTATCAAAAGCGTAAGCTCCGACGAATCCAAAGGTAAAACTAATCCCAATAATAAGCAACTCTTTCATTCTTCCTCCGTAGTTTTCTTAATGCCGAACACCCATTCTAGTAAAGCCGGGTTGTCTTGTAAAGTATCTACGATGTGGTATCCCACTAGATCGCAGACTTCTTCCACATCGAAGCGCTTGCGTGTAGCAAGCAAAGACTCGTGGATAACAGCGTGCGTTACCTCGTGCATCAGCACGTGGATCATCTTGTCTTCAGGTAAGTTGTGACGCAAACTGATTCGATTTATCTGAGAATCAGTCAGGCCGTAACTGTCTTCATCGTGGTGCTTGTAGTCAATCTTGTAGCGTTGACCAAAGATCTTGACCGAATAGATTCTAGGCATAGCCAAGGATAGCACGGCGTGTCTCGTTCCTTATACTGGGTTGAGTATGTTTATACTATGAGCCGTAAGGCGAATTAAACAGACGGCCCTTGGAGGGCCGAGTAAGGGAGGCCCGACTGTGCGTCTCCGTCTACCAACCCTGCGAAAATTCAGGTCCAGTAAGGACCCATTCTATGGCCTTCCTGAGCCTTTTGGGGCCGATTTAAGGACCTTTGGTCCTATCCACGTGTGTACGTGTGGGTCTATGGTCTTCAACGTCGCAGCGTCCTTTGAGAATTACGAGTTGGTTTGGTATGCCCTTGACGCTACCTGCTTCTCCTGTGGTGCACTGGTCGTAGTACCGTGCCCAGTAGATGATCCAGAATACTTTTAGGCAAAAGAAAAAAGGCCCCCACTCTCCGAAGAGAGCAGGGGCCATAGCCTCGCAGTCAAACTTTACTTAGTTGAGTTCTTACCAAACTCTGTAGAGTTAGGATCGAGTGCCTTGAGCAATGGACCTGCAATAGCAGCGAGTCCTGCTGATAGCAAAGCCTTTGGGTCAGTGACTCCAGCAAGGTAGAGCGCAATTACGGAAGCGATTGCTGCACGAAGGTATGTTGAAACGATTGCTTCTAGTTTCTTGTTCTTCATTTGTTCTCTTTCTTCTTAGGTAAAGGCTTAACTGCTGCCTTAACTTTGTTTACTGTTGTAATGTCACCAAGCCAAGGGAACCAAGGTGAGGTGTCATTCCCGCACGTCTCCTTGATGGAGATGTGAAGATGTTTGTTGTGCTTATTAGGTCCGGTGTAATCGCGGTTGCCCTTCTCGGCTGACCAGATCTTGCCACTGAAGATTAGGTACTTCACACGTGGGTCTGCCTGCAGCTTAATGAAAGCAAAGGCGCAGTCAATACCAAATGCTGGGTCGTGTGTTACATCTACTGCAAAGCCTGAGTTGTGATCAGAGTTTGGGTTCTGCTTGACGTGAGCCGCTGATGGTAGTAACCCATCGCTAGCTTTCTTGCGCTTAGGCTTAAGGGCTGTAGCCTGACGTAGTACTGCCTTAGCAGCAGGGCTTGCACTCTTTGCTAATGGGATCATTGCTTATCCTTTGTAATGAGGTCGTAGATAATTTCTAGTTTTGTTTCAACTCTCAAGAGTCTGTCATTCATACTGCTGCCACTATTGGGTTTAAGTTCACTAAGGTAGTGCTTGATAACCCAGCGGATAGATGCACCTGCTGCAATAGTTACAGCAAGTACTCCTGATATGGTCGTAGACCAGTCGGCAATAGACAACGTTCTCTCCTATGCGGTACGGATAGTGATTAGAAGCAAGCCACCGAAACCGGAGTATCGCTTGTCGGTAGGGGTCTTATTGATGAAGTCCATCTCCTCGATAAGTCCAAGGAATGTCTCACCTGTTCTGAAGTCTTCGACCTTAATCAAGTCTCCGACATCTTCGATGTTCTGCATTGTGTTCAAGCGGTCATAGGTGTAACCCTCATAACCTGTCTGGTTACCAAACTTATCTGACTCGTAGTCATACAAAGACACAGGGAACTGAATCAAACGCTGACGTGGAATAGATGGAAGTGTATTGACCTGGTATCCAGTAAAGATAGGACCCTTAGTGTCATCGCTACCAGAACGTGAGAACACAAAGTCAAAGCCAATGTATTGCTGAGCACCGTTAGGGTATGAGATACCTACCTGCCCGATGTCAGAACCTTGGCTGAATACACCAAGGCTGTATGACTTGTTGTTCTGATCAATGGAATAGATGGTGATACCACCATTGATAGTGTTAAAGCGTGGTGTGAGAAGCTTGAAGATCTTGTTCTCAAGTGTGTTGTAACGGATGTAACCAGTACGCAGTTCACCTGTTGGTACTAGAACTGAGGCTGATTCGATATAGATAGTTCCATCATCTACACCGTTGTTCGCTGTACAAAATGCTAGACGATTTGTGTTACCCATAAAGGAACACGAGGTAGTAGTGAAGCCAGTCAAACTTGGATCATACAAGTCCCAAGCATAGGCAAATACTAGGTTGGCGCCAATCTGTGTAGATAGGTCCACACGCGTGACACCAGGGTTGCCATCCACGTTAGTGGTGCACCACAGATACTTGTCGTAACCTGCTACGTCGTAGACTGGTTGCTCTGACTCAAAGAGTAATGGGCCGTAGGCAATAGATCCATCAGTGTTTGATACCTCAGCAATACGTAGGCCAAGGCTTGTACCGATAGCCATATAGCCAAGGTAGTAATAGATTCTAAATGCAACTTCACCTACTGGAAGTTCAGCTGCAGTGATAGCACTGGTCAGTGTAGGCATAGCACCTGCTGTAGTCAGCGTAAACTTGTAGATGTTTGACTGGATACCGCCGTAACCTGCAATGTAGATTGCAGCACCGCTTGAGGTAATGCTGGTAAAGATATGATCTGGGTCGTTGTGTGAATAGACCGCAGTAGGTAAAACAGTTGCAGTTGTAGAGAACTCGTACACCTTGTCATTGACTGCCATAATGATACGCTCTTTGGTGTATTCCATAACAGCGTTAGCCACTGTAATACCAGGCTTATCAAACATAAGCACATCACCAGCACCAGCAACTCCTGTGAGTAACTTCTTCCAAACTTGTAACTTGCCACCGACTGCGTCGTTGGTTACCCAGTATGCGTAGGTTCCATCATCGCAGATGGCATAGACAGGGTCTTCTGTACCAGCGTTATAGTCAATAAAGTGGGTCAACTCTCCACCAATATCAATCTTATCTACGTCATACTGATCCCACAAAAGAATAGAGTCTTGGGTTACTGAGCCAGTCGATGCAACAGACGCTACGTTGTCGGCTGTCTTTGCATAACTGATAGTGGTTGAAGCAACGGCAGTAAGGACGTAGGTACCATTAAAGGTTGAATCAACGTTGTTGATGTTGACTGTAGCGCCAACAGTAAGCACGTGTGAACCAATGGTAAGTGTTGCTACGTTAGATGTCAGAGCCTTGTTGGTCACTGTCCAGCTTGGACGGATAGAACGCTCAATCTGGAATGGACGCTTGTTAGCCTGTAAGTCACCAGTAGTGATGTGTGTTGTGTCCACATCGTGAAGCAGTGTTACCTGTCCTTTGTCCCATACATTACAGCCCTTGCTGTATGTGTACTGAAAGCGAAGTGATTCATCCTGTGCTGGCTCAAAGAACTTGATGCCTTGACCGAAGTGGAATGTAGACTGGGATCTTAGCCACCAACCGGTAAGAGTCTGCTCACCAGGTTCACGTGACATATCAACTTGATTCTTGCGGTACTGCGCTGTGACACGACGGTAAGGTGTTTCATCTGAGTTGTTAATAAAGAACGGTTGACCAGCAAAGGCTAGATCATAAGAGATACCATTGGCAGCGTAAGACTGGTTGCCTGATGGGTTTGACAAGGGCATTGGTATGCCTTCGGTAATGTCACTTCCGTATGGTATTCCCATTATTGCTCCTTAATGTAGGCATAAAAATAAGAACAGTTTAGCCTCGTGTTCAGGAGGTAATACTGGGTGTTGCTATTCAGTAAGAGCGGCTACTTCTTCGCCTGTTAGACCAAGGGCTGCAAGCTTTGCCTGAGCAGATAGCTTGGCATCTGCCTTAGCTTGCTCTGCAGCATCACGCTCAGCCTTCTCAATGGCTGCAGCCTGTGCATCTACTGCACGCTGTTCAATCTCTTCTGGCGTTAGGTCCACATAAGTCTGTGTTCCCTTAGCAAGATCTACGATTAGTTTCTTATCTGCCATTATTCTTCTCCTATGATGATTACGTGTGAAGCATCTGGACAAGACCAAATGCAAGTCTCTTCGTCGAATGTCACGGTGTCGTGGCACTCTGGTTTAGGTGCAATGAAAGCATCGCGTCCTGCATCGTATGTGTAACCGATACCCGCATAGTTCTTACGGATACGTGCGTTGTAACTGGTCTGTACCCAAGTACCACCAAGTCCCAACTCGTTAGCCAAGAAGTCCTGACCACGATGTTCTTGCTCGTCGGGTACTACAAGTACACGAGTCACAATGTTGTTGCTATCTACTTCTGCAAAATGTGCCATTGTATTTTCCTTTACGCTACTAGATATCTTACGATTACGATTCCTGAACCACCAGCTCCACCATTAAGGGTGTTTGTATCGTTTTGTGAGTTGGCACCTGCGCCACCACCACCTGTGTTTGTTGTGCCAGCGTTACCTGAACCGTATGGTGCTACCGCTGAACCGCCTCCACCATAACCACCTGCTGTTGCAGGAGCAGAAGCAATACCACCGAAAGCTCCACCTGCACCACCGCCTGCATAATAATAGGTTCCGCTTACATTCTGACCTGTTGAAGTTGCTGAACCCCAAGCAGAATAAGAAGAAGAACCAACTCCACCTACGCCGCCGCCGACAGAGCTGTTTCCATTAGCGCCTGCTGCACCTGCTCCACCGCCACCACCTGCGGCATAAAAGTTAGGTCCAAAAGAACCGCCAGTACCACCAGCGTAACCTTGTCCAGAGGTAGCTGAGCCGCCAGCGCCAGGTGTAGAAGGGTCTGCAACTCCACCACCGCCAGAACCACCAGTCTTACCATTGATTGCAGTAGTAGCACCAGCACCACCACCACCCTTTACAAGGGTTAAAGATCCAAATTGTGAGTCGTTACCAGTTGTTCCAGCTGGCGCAGTTCCTGTTGCTCCAGTGCTACCAGCACCACCTGCTCCAACAGTTACTGTGTAACCAGTTGCTGTAAGTGATTGAGATGTGAAACCAAGAAGGCCACCTGCTCCTCCACCACCTCCACGATAGCCAGCGCCACCACCGCCTCCTGCAACAACTAATGCGTCGCAAGACAGTGATTGGCTAGGAGTAAACGTACCCGTTGAAAGGAATGTGTGGTACCAGTAAGTGCCATCAGTAGTGATGTTTCCACCGCTAGCCTTTGGAGCAATAACAGGTTCAGTGCCTACTGCTGCTAGGCCGTATAGCGAGAAGGTGCTGTACTGGACGAAGTTTGCAGAGTTTTGTGAACGTAGTTCAATACTGGTAATAGCTGCAGTATTTGACCACAGCCCAGCTTGAAACATATCTGCTGCTAGCGTTGCATTGTTTTCTGCAACTGCATCAGATGAGACTGATTTATAGTTAGAACTTGTGTAATTTGGGATATAGATTTCTGCGTTACCAAATGTATTAGATGTTGCTGATACACCATTTCCGTATCCAGCAAAGTTTAGGATTGAGTTTCCGCTAGCGCTATCTGCTGTTGGTGTTCCAGAGCCAGTTCCAATAAGTCGGTTGCGACTATAACCTGATGAGCTTCCATTAAATTTCAATGTTATAGCGTCAAGGACTTCGCCTGCAATGTCACTTCTTGCAGACATCACAATCTTCAAATCGGTATAGCCCGATTGTGGGATGTTGCTGAATGTGACTGATGCCGCTGATGCGTTAAGTTCGATGCGTTCCAAAAGAACGTAGTTAGCTGCCATTTAATTGATCTCCCTATTTCGCATATCGAATAACGACTAAACCTGAACCGCCGTTGCCGCCAGTTGATGCGAGTGGCGCACCACCACCACCGCCTGTGTTAGCAGTTCCTGATGAACCTGTGATAGCAGAACCGCCACCACCTAAACCGCCTTGGCCATTTGGTGTGATTGTTCCGTTACCACCACCGCCACCTGCAAGATAGTCATATCCCCAAGTGCTCAATGCTGTGGATCCAATACCACCGTCGCCACCACGACCCAGACCATTAGTGCTACCGCGCTGACCTACTCCACCAGCACCGCCACCACCGCCTGATGAGTAGTTGGTAAATGCTTGATCAATATAGGACGCTCCACCGTTATAGCCTTCAACGGGAGAATAAGAACCTATGTTTCCTAGACCACCTGCATAAGCTGTGTCATCGTCGTTACCTGCACCGCCACCTGAACCACCATTGTTAGCAGTTGCTTGTGACTGGCCTGCTTGTCCACCAGTTCCACCGCCACCGCCTGATGCGGTAATCGTTGTGAACCCTGAACCTGAGAAAGATGAATCTGCACCACGTGAAGCGATACTAGATGTAGCGTAAGCGTTAGCACCACCACCACCGATTGTCACTGTGTATGCCTGTGCTGTTACTGATTGAGAACTTAGGACGCGTAGACCACCCGCACCACCACCTGCTCGGTTTCCTCCACCGCCACCTGCGATAACTGCAACATCGCAAGACAGTGATTGGCTAGGAGTGAATGTTCCTGTAGCACCGAAAGCGTGGTACCAGTATGTTGCATCTGAATAGATTGTTCCACCAGTTGCTTTAGGGCTTGATGATGCAGCTGCTGCAATGCCATACAACGAGAATGTGGAGCCTGCTGCCCAAGTTGTTCCTAAAACTGGAACAATAGACATTGAAGTAATTGCAGCAGTAGATCTCCACAATGAAACTTGAGCGTTCGTATAGGAACTAATTTCATTTAATCTAGATATAACAGTCTTGTTTACATTTGTATTTGCATAACTCATTACATCCAAAGTAATCATTCCAAAAACACCAGCGGTAGCATTGCTGCCTGTTGCATATTCAAAAGCAATGCCCGTTTGGTTTGAACTTCTTGCAGAAGTTGCAGTT